CTTAACGCACCCGTTATTGCCGGTATAACATTCTGCCCGAACGTCTTAGCCGAATCAACCAGTGCATCCAAACTCTGATCAAACATTTTTCCGCCTGTTGTCAAGCTGACAAGAGTATTTTCAAACGCCGCTTTCAGTGACCCCCACGATCCGCTTATTGTCGTGCTTGCCTCTTTTGCCGTTGTTCCCGTTATATCCATTTGCGTTTGGATTGCATGAATAGCCTGTGTAATATCAGCAAATGATGAAATATCATACTTTTGTCCGGTAATTTTCTGTGCATCGCTAAGCAGTCGTTTCATTTCAGCTTGTGTGCCACCGTAACCGAGTTTTAAATTATCAAGCATGGTGTAATTTTGCTTTGCAAAACCTTGATAGGCATTTTGAATGTCTGTCATATTCGTACCCATTTTATTTGCATTATCGGACATATCAACCAATGCCGAATTTGCGTAATCCGCCGCCTTGTTTGTATCTCCGCCTAAGCTTGATATTAATGACGCTGAAAATCCCGTAACAGTATCCATATATTCATTCGCCGACATTCCGGCAGTCATATATGCCTTGTTTGCATTTTCTAATACAACATTTTGCGCACTCATCAAACTGTCATATTTCCCTTGAACGTCAGAAACGCTTTTACCGACACTCTGCGCATATTCCTCAACACTTCTTCCGCCTGCACCGAAAAGTGTTTCCACACCGCCCGTAAGTTGTTCATAATCGGCAAATGCACCGACAGACTTTGAAACCAAAGCCGTTACGGCAGTCGCCGCGGCCGCTCCTGCCACCGCTAAACCTTTTCCGACTTTTATGGCACTGCTCCCTATACCTTTCATTACAGAAGACATCTTTGAGGCGGTGTTCGTTGCGTCTTTCATCGACTCATTCATATTTTTGACACTGCCGATTACACTTTTTATCCCTCGGGCAAATCCGCTTGCATTAAGGTTCATATTCAGAACTATTGAACTTTTATTCTGCATCATCACTCACCTCCTAGGGCTTTCCACTTTGCGTATTCATCATCATTTGCCTTTTTGGCACTTGCAAGGAAAAATATTTTTTCAATTTCCGGTCTTGCAAGTACCTTTTCGGGCAATATTCCTCTTTGCAGATAATGATGTATCATATAGAGTTCATCATCTGCCTCTATCAGTTTTTTACTTCTTCAACAAGTTTTACACTGTCGATGTATCCCGCAAGTTTCATACACTCCATTGCAATCGGTGAGATTTCGCCATCGTCAAAAATCTTTTCTACGATTTCTTCGGGATATGTACAGCCGTATGCCTCCTGAAGTTCTTTTGAATGTAAATCCGGTTCGGCAACACATTCATAAACAAGGTGAGCGTCACCGTCCTTTTCCATTTCCGCCGATTCTGTTGCAAGCGACTTTGTCGGTGCTTTTATAACAATCTCGCCACCAAGGCTTTTCACATAAACTCTCGCTCTTTTTGTGTTTTTCTTTGCCTCAAGCACTTGCTCCTTACGCTTAATAAGCTCCGCAAGAGTAATTTTTATATTCTTATCCATAATCTTTTACCTCCGTTATTACGCATTCATTGTAGATGTAAGGTCGTAGTCGGTAAAACCGCCGCTGAATTCTTCCTCAACTATCTTACCGTTTTCAAAATTCATAAGTGACACATCATTATACCAACAATTATCAAGTTGAATTGTTTCATAACCGCCGTTATCGGGATCTTCAAGTCTTGCCACCAACGTATGTCTTGTATCTTTACCTTTTTTATGTCCGTCAGCTATTTCTTTACCTCTTGAATATACCTTTCGTACTGTATATGAAAATTCATAGTCAACGCCCATAAGCTTTGAATCGTTTGTTGTATCGCCGGCAAAACTTACACTCTCACGATTTGTCTTTTCCTTTGCCTCGAACTTATACACTTCATAGGCAAGACTTCCGTCAATCCAAAGTTTACCGAATGTACCGGAACAAAGTTGATTACCTCTCGGTTTAACACTTTCAGCCATTATCTATCACTCCAATCCTATTTTAAAACTCAAGTCCTCAATACAATCCTGTATTGTAATATCAGCACCCGCAAATATGATACTTCCCGTATTTGCCACTTCGACCTCACTGTCTGTCCAATCCGACACGTCATATTTTTGAGCAAGCCATTCACGTTGCGACTGAACGTCAATATAAGCTCTGCAATCGGCACCGTCATACAATACGCCCTGTGACTGCAACGACTTAAAATACTGATTAACCGCACCGATAAACAACATTTTATTTTCGTGACTGTTTACAACATTAATATAATTTTCCTCAAACGATGCTTTTATATCATCTCTTATGAGGTCAAGACTGTCTATAATCTTGATTTTTTTCATATCCTCCGTCTTATCGCCCGACAATGTTACAAGCGAATTGACACCTCTGCCGACTTTAACCTTTTCGCCGTCATTGATAAGTATAAACTTACCGCCGTCAATATCATCATCCGGAGTTGTACTTTCCGTTATGCTTTCAACCTCTGCAAGAGTTTGATACGTTGCACCCTCTGTCATAGGCAATCCCGCCAAAAGTCCTGCAATACGGCAACAGTATTCGGCAGTGGTATAAACCTTTGTACCGACTTTTATATCATCGGTTGCGAAGTTTATAATACCCTCATTATTCGCCGCATACGGAAGTACGGCTTTAAAAGTCTTTTTCGCACTTCTCTGCGCGATAATCCAATCCGCAATATCTTTTTCGTTATCGGCAAGCGACGGTATTGCAAGGTAATTCCACTTTTTATTTTTCAATCGTGCAAGTGCGTCGTCATAAGTATCTTCCGCACCTATTCTCTCGACAATAACCCTTTGCGGTCCGCCGAGGAACGTCTTGCTTATGTAATCATAATTTGTGGTTGTCCAATGCGATTTTACAACTTCACTCTCATTTGTATACGAATATGATGTAATATCGCTCTTGGTTGCGTCACGCAAAATCAGTGCAACAATGCCGTTTGCACTTCGTTTAATCGCCGTTTCAGCTTTGGACTGAAACACTATATTTATTTCAGGTAAACCCATTATAAATCTCCTCCTAACATCAAATCTTCTGCCTTATCGTATGTACTTTCGTTTCTCACCTTAACGGTGTAATTGTATACAAGCTCCGTCACAAGCGTATAGTTTTCCAAAGAGAAATTAATATCAAAGCACCTTACACGCATACCGTCTGACAGTACAAGCGGTTTATACAAAAACAAGCCTCTCAATTTTTCAGCCACTTCGATAAATTCGTCTTGACTTATCTCTTTCGGAACATATCGTATTTTTACCGTCTGCGTTTCATCGTCCAAAAATGAATTTGTCGACTGTACGTTAAGCGGAAACATTTCAACGATAAAGCAAGGCTCTGAAAATCCTTGTTCGGTGTATGCCGTATATACCGCATAATCATCGCCAAACAGGTTATGAATAGCTTTCGTCACTGCATTTTTTATTTTTGATGTCATTTCAATACTTCCTCCATTTTCTGCATAAGTATTTTAGGTGCATCCCTTTCAACTTTCGGTACTACGGTGTTAAGATACTTTTTACCCTCAACCCACGCTTTGCCGTTTTTCTTAGGCTTGTACTTCGGGGACGTACCCTTTCCGAGCCTTGTACGGTGTCCGAACTCCACATAAGGAGCATATTCAAGTGCGGTATATATTCCGCCCTTTACCGTACTTCCGCTTACTGTTGTTTCTTCTGTTTGCCAACTCTTTTTTAAAGTACCGCCCACTTTACCGTTTTTGTAATGCCCCGGCTTTGTTACGTTACTTATGTATTTAAGTGCTCTTTGAGAAATCTCATTCATAGCGGATACACAAGCTTTGGTGTAATCCGCACTTTCCATTTGCTTTTGTAATTTCTCAAGCTGTGAAAAATCAATCTCATTCATTACGCATAATCCTCGAATAATTCCAGTGCAATTTCTTGGTGTGATGTATAAACCGCACTTTCACCGCTACGGCAATAGTCAGTTGTTTTTCCGTTTTGTGTAACGGTTATTTTACTGCCCGACGGTATTTCAACCTCCGGTGCAATAAAAAGTACAACCGATTGCGATACGGTGCTGTATCCGTCGTCCTTTGCCGCCGAATTTCGGCTCTGAAACGAAAGTCGGCAAGGCTGTTCGGTTAAAACAGCCTTTTCGGTAAATACAGTTTCGCCTGTTTCCTCATTCACGCTTGAAACTTTCACTTTGACAGAACATAAACCTTTATACAGTCTTTCAATAGCCTGTCTTACAATATTCATCACCACACCAACTTTCTGAAACGTGCAAGCCTTGCTTTGTAGTCTTTAAACACGCTCGACATACTGCTTGAATTACTGCCGTACGATACGGTAACATCGCCCTCTTTGATTGACGTTACATTGTCATATTGTCCCGATGATGACGACACGTCATAGCGGAACAAGTCCGCCGCCATAAGTATAACGGTATGCTTTAAATCATCGGGAATACTGTCAATGTGGCAATAATTCTTGATATATTCGATTGTGCTTTCAATACACCTTTCGGCTTTTCCTCTGTCATCTTCGCTTATGCCGTACATATCCGTAAAAACAGTTATATACTCGTCCATAAGTCACCTCATCAAATCTTGTGACGCATTTCGACAATTCTAATCTGCTTAGGGTCATATACGGGTGTCCAGTTTTTTGCGTTGGCAAGTTCCGTACGCGTAGGACCTTCCGTATTTGCGACATCGGCGTCCGTAAACTTAATACCGCGTGGGTGAAGAATATACGTCTTACGATTGATAAGATAGTCAACACCGCTGCCCTTTTTCTTATCTCTGTCTGTTTCGGTCGCAACAAACTTTTCCGGTGTACCGTTGCCGAGAGCAATCGCACCGTTGCCGAAAAGATATGTTGAAAATACTTGACTCGAACCAGAACCTGTTACAGGACAGCCGTCGTCAATAATAACTCTCTTACCCATATATGTACTGAACGGATTTGCCCCCGACGGCTGAATTACGTCAATAAGGTCTTGCTTTCTGAGTGCCGCCTCAACTGCACTGTGCATAACAACGGCGGTAAGTTCCGCTTTGTTGTCGCCTAAAAGCTGTTGTGCGTCAATAAAAGCACTTCCGCTCCATTTTGCACCGTTACCGCTTGCGCTTGACATATCAAGAATGTTTGACGCAAGTCTTGTTTCAGCCTCTTTAGGCGAACCGTCGGAGACTGCCGGAATTGTGCCGAAGATACCTTTAAGCACTGCGATAAGTTCCTTTTGTAAATCTCTCACCCAAAAGTCAGATACAAGACTTGCAATCGCCGCCATATGGTCAGCACCCGACATTGCGGCGGAAAGGTCTGTTGCACTCCACATTTTTGCACGTCTTAAAATTACCGCAACGTCTTTCTTACTGCTGATTTTATCGGCGGTAAGGTCATCGCCCTCGATAACCGTTTCCGATTCACCTGTTAGGTCAGAGAAAAACGGCATATTTACAAGCGGACTTGCCTGTGACGCAAGCTTGTCAAATTCTGCGTCATTCTGCACTATACCGCTTTGTACAAGTGCCGATTTTTCAAGTGTCTTTTGAATAACGTACGGATTAAACAGTTCCGGTACGATAATATCTGATAAAGTTGTTCCCATATTAAATTCCTCCTGTCATTCCTGCCTCTTGCATTAATACTTTTGCTTTAGCAGGGTCGTTTTTATAAATTTCTCCCTGTTTGGTAAGATTGAATGTTTCCTTTGCCCAAGGATTTACGTCTGAACTTCCGCTTCCGCCTTTTGGTGTATATGCTCCTCCTTTTTCGGCAAAAAGGTGTGAGTACGTCTTATCCTCCCTAAGCGGTTTAAGAATATCGTCTACACCGACAGGCTTGCCGTCTTTGTCGAATGTAAACTTGTCAATTCCGCCTTGCTTGTAAATAAGATAATCTGCATCTGTCACACCTGCTTTTGCAAGCTGTTCTTTTAAAGCAAACGTCTTAGCGGTGTTCAACGCATTTGTCTTGAGCGTTTCAATCTCGCCTTCATACTCTGTGATTTTCTTCTGCAATCCCTCATTGTCGGCATTTGATTGTTTAAGGTCCTCAATGGTTTTGTTCGCCGTTTTAAGCTCCGTAACTTTGTCATTGAAAACATTTTTCGGTACTGCATACTTCGGAAATTCAGAGTTTACAGTCGACATCACTCCGTCAATATCCAACTTGCCGTCCTCAATCTTCGCCTTTTCCAATATTGCCTTTAACCATTCCATTCTTATTTCTCCTCCATAATTAATTTTTTATTCAGGTGCGTTCCTGTAAAAAGCATTGTTCTTTATTCTCTGCAACGCTGAAAAAAGAGTATAAAAAAAGCACCGTTTCATAGGTGCTAAGGCGGTAAACCTCGTATATTCACTTGTTCCACTCTCCTTTTTCGTATCAAAAAAGCACGCCCTAAGACGTGCTTAATGTATATTTAATTTATATACCGGGAATTGTTTCTTTAATGCTTTTAGCTAAATTTGCCGCTTTTTTCATCAAAGAATTTTCGCTAAGATATTCAAGTCCTTTTAATGTTATTCGGACATCATCGAATTTGATTCCCTGTATTCCTATCATATCAACTATGATTACTCCGGTTATATATTCTTCTTTGGCAAGCATTCTGATAATATTCTCAAATCGATTTTCTGTTATCTTGAAATTTT